ATATATTCCAGATGAATATAATTATTTGGATTATTATGATGAAATTCCAGAACAAGAAGCTTTAGAATTACAAGAAAAATATAACAATAATGGGGATAGGAATATTAATTAAAATTCTGGGTATACCCATAAATAAAGGTACCCCCAATAAAGATTCAAATAATGAAAAATCAAGGTAGAAAATCCATTACCCTAAGTTTACAGGTAAGTGTAATAGGTAATATACCAAGTGGTAACTTTAAGCTTGGTTCACCTAAGGAGGTTTTCCTTATTAAAAATATAACTGATGAAGCAATAAGCTTATCAGTTAAACCAGCAGGAAGTGGGGAATTCATTACCACAAAGATATATCCTGGTTGGAACCCAGAAATAATTTCGGAAATCCAAGATGCCCCTGAAAATTCTTTACAGTATGGGTATTAAGTAAAAAAAAATGTCAGGACAATTAATTATAGGAGTAGGAGGGAACCAATCATCATCAAGTTCCATACCAAAGAATTCAGTTACTTCTGATATGGTAAAATCCATAGTAGTAACTGATAGTGCACCTATAAAAGAAGATAATGTTTTATATTTTGAATATGAACCAGTATCATCTGTGGTATTACGTTCTTCAGCAGAAAAAAAAATCCCAAGATTTAGTAATGCAGAGATAAAGAATAAATTTATTAAGAATAACTCTGGAATATTAAATTTAATTCTAGAAAACCCCACAGATAATACCTATAAAAGGGTTAGGATATTATTAAGAAATAATTCCAAAGAATCTGGGAACTTAATTATACAGGATTCAGATTTTAATAAAGTTGGAACAAATACTTCTTATATCAGTAGTGGTTCAACTGGGTTTACCATAGAACCAAATTCTATATTGAGTATCCCAATAAACCTTTTGTTTGATAATGATGGTCTCTATGAAATCCAATTTGATTTAGTGTATTTAGATAGTGGTAATATTATCACTACCAATAAATTTGTAGTTCAGGTAGGGAATTAGATTATGGCAACACCAATAAGCTCATTTAATAACAGAAAAATCCAAAGAATTGTTTTTAATGGAAGGGAAATAAGAAAAGCTGTTTTTAATGGTTTAGTGGTTTGGACCAATGATGATCCAGAACCAAGACTTTCTCTTGAGAAACTAAGTGTATTTTTATCTGAACAAAACAATTTTCAAGATACTAATCAAGTGTACACAAATACAACTTTTTCTGTGGAATAAATAAAAAAAAAAAAAATGGCAGAAGTAACCAAAAAAGGTATAGTAGTAAATCCTAGTACAGGTAGTGGGGATACTACTTTAAAAGTAAAAGCACAAACACCCAATAGTGGTAACCGTGTTAAACAATCAGCAGAATTTACAGTAACAGCTCCTGGAGTTTCAGAACCCAAGAAATTTACTGCAAATCTATTACCCAAAAAGGAGTTTGTAAGTTTTGATAGTAGTTCACCTGCAGTTGATAAAGCTGGTGGAGTAGTTACTATTACTGGTAAATCAAACTCTCAAAAACTTACCTTTAAAAAGGGTGCAGGTGATATAATCACAGAAGATATTTCTTCAATTGAATATCAGGCAAATGGTTCTAATACTGTAAATGGTGTTGCTATTGAGGGTGACCCTGGAGCAACTGCTCAGTATACCTTCACTTTAACTTTAAATGCTGTTGAAAATGAGACAGTAGATGCAAGAACCCAACAGATTACAGTAGAAGGAGCTGGTGGTTCCAGTGTATCAGCTACTCTTACTCTTAATCAAACTGCTGGTGATCCGACTTTGGAAGTATCTCCTACTTCTATCGATGTACCTCAAGATGGTTCAGAAGTACAAGTACAAGTTACTACCAATACTACATTCACAGTTTCTTAAAAAGATTAATCAACAATCCAGGTGGAATTCAAAACCCACCTGGATTTTATCAATTTAATAAGTTATGCCAGAAAATAAAGCAAACATAATTGCTGAAATACCATGGAATGATGGTTCAGGTGATAAACTTTATGTTAGTTACGATAATAATGAAAAATCTCAAGTTATAAGCATAACATCTGATTATAATACTGGTTCAAATCCCAGAGATTTAGTTGTAACTATACAAACTAATACACCAAATGTGGAACCAACTAGTCAAGTAAAATTTTCTCTTCTAGTTACTCAAACAATAGATAATACAAGAGTAGTAGCCACATTTGATAACAAAAAATCCTTATATTCAAATACTTCTTCCCAATATGTAAAACAATCCTAATATTATGGAATTAAAAATATCAATACCATGGGGAGATGGTACTAATCAATATTTTTATCTTGATTTTTCTAAAATACAGGAAAATGACCAAGTCTTGGTTACTTCAGATAAAAATACCCAAGGTATTCAAAGAGTAAAAGTTATTGGATTCAAAGGAATATCAGAAAAAGTAGATAACAATCAACCAATAGCTTATTTACAAGTATTACAACAAACAGATAATAGTGTAGTAGCCACATTTGATAGTAATGTGAGTATATATGATGATAATAAAGCTTCCTATAAATATTAACCATAAAAAATAAAATATTATGCCAGAATTTAAAGACATATCAACATTTAACCAAGTAACCCCAGTTGGTACTGAAAGAATCCAGGTATCAGCAGCCAATTGTGTAACTCTAATGGATATTGCTAATCTTGGTAGTGAAACTAATTGGTATACTGAATTAGATAAAAGAATTACACAGAATAAAAATGATGCTCTTGCAGCTTATGAATTAGCTAATAATGCTAATAATAAAGCAGTTGAAGCTATGAGTGATGCAAAATCTGCTTTAAGTAAAGCATCAAATAATCATTCATCAATAGTTTCATTATCTAATAATTATAAAGCTTTATCAAGTTATAACCGAATTAGTAATACTATTGCTAGTGTTACATTAACTGGTAATAATGTAAGTTTTATAAATAATTCATCAATTAAAACCATAATACTTAATATCACTAATTGGGGAGCGAACCCAGGTTCGCTCCAGGATTCAGTAATATATATTCCAAGAAGTAATGGAGTGGGCGGTATAGTTGAATGGAGTACTCCCAATAAAATAAGTGGTATATATGGTAATCTTACCGAAATAGAAATGATGGTTTCAAGTTTAAATAATTGTTGGGTAAGATATCAAGTAAGTCTAGTAAAAAGTGAAAATAGTAGTGGTATGAGTGGTTTTGATTTAATCATTATTGGTACTATATTACTACCTAATCCTAACAAAGAAGTAATGGAGAGTTTATAATCAAAATATATTATAACTTATGAAAAAGTGGATTAAATCACCATACTTTTGGTTAATTATCTATTTAATAGCCATGTTTATAGTAGTTGCATTCCTTTGGAAGTATCTTCCAATATGGGAATCATTATTACTTATATTATGGTCAACCTGTTCTCTAGTAGCTGGGTATTTAGTTGCTAGGTTTCTATATAAACATTAAAAGTAAAACTCTTCTATGGCTAAAAAAATACCACATTTATCAATACCTTCAATTGGTAACCTTCCAATAGAAATAAAGTTATATGGTGATTGGCATAAAGCCATAGAATTAGTTGATAATCTTGGACCCAGTATTAAAAAAGGGTATGATACAGCAGTAAATAAATTTTCAAAGGATTTATTAAAGATTGTATTATTTTCCATAGCTACTGGAACTCCACCAAAAGGTACAGGTATAAATTGGGAACCCCCTAGTCCTATCACTACAAAGAAATATGGGGAACATCCAATTTATTACCTTACTGGTACTTATTATAGGGCAATAGGATTATTCAAATACAAGGATAAAACACTTGTTGGATTACCAAGGTCAAAAGGAAGGTCATCATCAGGTGGTATAACTCTTGGAGAATTAGCAAGAATTCTTGAATATGGAACTGGTGGAAGAGGTGGAGGTAAATCATCAGGAACTATACCACCAAGACCATTATGGAATCCTGCAATAAATGCAGTTGGTGGAAAAGATAGACTAAGGTCAATGATTATAAAAAATATCAGAAAACAATTATATGGTTTTGGTATAAGAGCCAACCAAGTTAGATGGAGGTAATAAATATGATAAACTCACAAGAAAGCATAGAAAGGTCAATATATCAAGCCTTGCTTAATGCTTCTATAAAACTTGGATATTCACTAGACCCAAATAATTATTTACCCATAAGTATTGAAAACCAAAAGAGGTTTAAAGAAGACATGGATAAATTAAATAAATATATTTGGGTATTTGGTACTGGGAATAATCAATCCAAGGATAAGAAACTTACTCCAAGGATAGTAGTTAATGCAAGGGGTTTCTACCCTGGTGGAATTGGTTTACCTAAGTTACTTATACAAAAAGAGGAAGGAATAGGATTTACAGCAACGGAAGAACCATACGAAACCATAGACCAATTTATAGATATACATCTAATAGCTAATAATCAAGAAGACCTAAGATTATTACATCAGGTAATGTTTTATAGTATCCCACAAAGGGGTTATTTAAAACCTTATAATGTAGATGAATTTTTATTTTCTGGTAATATATTTCTGGAATTGGTAAACTTCTTTGATATTCCTAATTTAGATTTTGGGTTATTAGAGAAAGTTTACCAATTTGTTATTCAAGATTGTGTAATAAATGAAATTACAGAAAAAGCAGACCTTGTACCTATTACAGATATAACACTTCTATTAGAAAATTATGGATATAACCTAATAGAAGTTTCAAAATAAACAAATTATTAATCCCAAAATATAAAAAGTATGCCTAATACACCTAGAGTTGAATTCAACTTTCAAAACAACAATGTACAGCAATCTGTACCGTTATTAGGGGTATCCCATGTAATGGCTCGTACTACTAAGGGTCCTTTTAATCAACCAGATGAGGTTTTTTCAACCCATACCCAATTCCAAAGGGTGTATGGGGAAGAAATAGTTCCTGATGGTTCTATTTCTAATATTATGAAAGCCTTTGAAATAGGTTCAAAGATTAGGGTATCAAGAGTAGCTGGTGCAGAAACTACTGTAGCAAAAGGACAAGCTAAAACCTATACCTTCAGTTCTACAACGGGTGAAGGTTCAACAGGTTCACAAACCAAAATAACAATCAAATTGGAAGACCCAAATAGTGATGATACTATATCAATGATATTGAATATCAATACTAAAGAAGCGGGTAGCCCAATTCTTGATGATACTGGTTATGGGTTAAATAGAAATTTTTATGGTAGATTTTATGCCCAAGAAGGACCTACTACAAAAATTTATTTCCAGCAGTTTAAAGCTTATACAACCATTGATAATGACCCAGATGGTGAACATGATTATCAAATGCAAATAGCTGCAGAAGATATTATATCCACTAATCAATTCTTCTCTGGTTCAAAAACTGGTTCTTCAAGTATATTTGTAGAATCTCAGGTTTTACAGGATTTTATTAACAATACACCCAATATAGAATTGGTTTTAGCTTCAGATGAATCAACAGCATCATTTGATGATGAGTTTAATAATAAACTTAAAGCTCAAGGTATTAATGGAGTAGTTTCTACTCTTGCTAGTTATTCTAATTGGCAAGGTTCAGTATTATTTGATAATACAGCAATAAGTACTGCTTCATCTCCTCTTGTAATTATAAATGAAGGTGATAATGGTGGTAAATCAAGTGCTGCTACTTGGGTTGAAGCTTATGAAGCTTTAAAGGGTTATTCAGATGGCTACCAATTAATAGCTTCCCATATTCATCAAAATGATATGGTAAAAGCTAAATCCTCCGGACCTGGAGTAGACCCAGACCCTAATGGTTGGAAATCTGCCTATGTAGAAATTGCAAAAGATGTAGTTGCAAATTTTGAAACTGTATTATATGTAGAGGTTCCCAAATATGATTCAGAAGGAAAAGTACAAACTCCTGATGGTATCATAAATCAATTAGAAACTTTAGTACCACAGATTGGGTATGCTAAAAATATTGCATATTTTGCTGGTGGTATTAAATATTATGATGCAAATGGGGCTTTACAAAACTGTGACCTTCTTGGTTCAGCAATTGGTTTGGGTGATGCTTCTGCTTCTCAATATGGTCCTTGGTATTCATTCTCTGGTATGAATAGGGGGGTAATTGCTTCTGCATTGGGTCCCGTAACTGAAAATTTGGGTGGACCTAGTAAAATAGAAGAACTCCAAAAATTAGCAGAATGGTATTGCAATCTTTTTGTAATAAAAGATACTAGAACCCAAGGAAAAAGAACTATGCTTTGGCATGGGTTTACTTCTAATCCCAAATCAGATTCAGAAAAATTCCTTTCAATTGTAAGATTGAATCTTTATCTAAAAAAGAATCTAAGACCTATTCTTGAAAGTTATTTGGAAGAACCCAATACTTGGTCTACTTGGCAAAGTATCTATTATGAAGCCAAGAAAATTCTTGATGACTTAATTGGTACTGCTATTACCGAATATACCTGGATGGGTGACCAAGATGCTCAATCATATGATGATTTGGTAGTAAATAATGAAGCTGATGTAAGACAGGGAAAATATCATATTATATTGAAATATAAAGAGATTGTTCCCTTGCAAGAAGTAACCATGGATATTGTAATTGATTCTGTATCAAAAGATGTAAACATATCAGCAGAGTAAATTTATTAAAGATATAAGATTATGCCAGCTCAAGTAAAAAATCCAAGAAAGAAATTTTTATGGTCCATAGAATTTCCTTCACATCCAATAAATGCTTATCTTTTTCAGACTGTAACTTTACCTGAGATTACAATAGAAGAAGTAGAACATGGGGATGTAAACCGTTCAGTTAAAACTGGTGGTAGAGTTTCAGTAGGTACCATGACTGCTCAGAAACTTGAAACTACTTCTGGTTCTGATACCTGGTTCTGGGATTGGTTATTCTCAGTTCAGGATATGATTAATGGTGGTGGTTTAACTCCTAGCCAATATTGGCAAACCGTAATTGTAAAAGAATTAGCAGAAGATGGAGTATCAGTTCTAAATAAATGGGTATTAACTGAAGTATGGCCCACTAGAGTAAATGGGCAAGAATTAGACCGTATGAGTTCTGATAATTCAATTGAAGAAATAGAGTTCTCAGTAGGTACTTGTGATAAATTATAATATTGCTTTTATGAAAAAGGGAGGGCTCATATATTATTGGGTTCTCCCTTTGTTTTTTTTATAACCATTTAAACTCAACACAACATGGAAAAAGAAGAATTAACAGGTTACAATGTAACATTTACAGCACCCTCTGGATATGAATATACCATTAGGGAACAAAATGGAGCAGATGATGATATTTTATCAAACCCATCAGAAGCTTCAACATTAATAAATATTTCAAGATTTATAGCTGGTATAGTAATTGATACCAACTCTACAGCAAATAGAAAATTAACAGTAGAACAAGCTCATATGATGCCATCATTAGACAGATATGCAATCCTAATAAAATCCAGGATTTTATCTAATGGGGAAGACCTAGAGTTTGAATATGATTGGGGTCCTGATGGGGGTGGAAAAAGTACTTATTGCCAACCATTGGATGAATACCTATTTGATTATTCAAAGGAAATTGATGATGATACTTTGGCTAGTAAACCAAATGCTATAAAACCATATCCTTTAAAAGATAAAACTAAAGATATAGCTTTTTCATTATCATCTGGTAAAGAGGTTAAATTTGATTTATTAACTGGAGCTAGTGAATCTTATTTAGTTAATTTACCATTAGAACAAAGAACCCAAAATAAAGCTCTAGTAGCAAGGAATTTGTGCCTATTAGTAGATGGAAAATGGGAAAAAGTATCTTCTTTCCATTTATTCTCAATGAAGGATATGAGAGAGATAAGAACTAATGTAAAAGCTATAGACCCAGAATTCTCAGGGATTTGTACTCTAATGAATCCCCATAATGGTATGTCAGCTGATATTAATATCATGGCTATCAAGGATTTTTTCTATCCGGGGGAGATTTAGAGAGAGATTTCTTTTACCTACATCAAGCAAAAATAAGAATCAGTTTTACTGAATTGTTATATTTACCAATCAGACGTCGATTAAAATTATTAAAATTGGCGTCTGATTATTTTGGTTCTCTAAATAAAAAATAACCCCCAATATCATGGCTTATGTCACCAGTGGAAGTCTAAGAGGTAATTCCTTGGAAATAGGTATTGCTCTAGTACTTCAAGATAGATTCTCCAATCAAGCTAAAGATGCTTCTGCTGCAATTAGAAGACTTCATAATGAAGCTAAGGAAGCAGTAACAGCAAATCTTCAAACTGCAGATAGTATTCTTGGTAATGTATATAATGGTTTTTTAAATGTTGCTACTGGAATAACTAATACAGTATTACAAGGTGCTGAATTTATTGATACCATGACCACTGTATCAGCTATTACTGGTTCTACCAGGGAGCAATTACAAATGCTATCGGAAACTGCTCAATCCTTGGGTCTTGAAACCATGTTTGGTTCCCAAAATATTGCTTCTGGTATGAAATATCTAGCAATGGCTGGTAATACAGTTGAACAGGTTAATGATATGATTAAGGGTGCAGCTTATGTAGCCAATGCTACTGGTATGGAACTTGGTGGTAAAGGTGGAGCTGCAGACTTAATTACCAATGTTATGAGGACCTTTAAAATTGTAGGTGATGGTGCTTCAGAATTAGTTGGAGACCAGTTAACCAAAGCAACACTTTCTGCAAATATATCCATGACAGATTTAGCAGAATCCATTAAATATTCTGCAGCTGATATGGTTATGTTAAAGAAGGAACTTCCAGAAGTAGCTGCAATGATTGGTACTCTTGGTAATGCTGGTATACAAGGTTCAATGGCTGGTACTTCATTAGGTAACATGGCAAGATACCTTATAAAAGCCTTTAACCCAAAAACCGATGCCTATTCATTCTTACAAAGAATGGGATTATCTCAACAGGATTTTGTGGATGCCCAAGGAGACCTTATAGACTTTGGTGACATCATGGAAAAAATAAGCAAAGGGGTTGAAAATTTACCATCAATTGATAGAGGTAAAGCTATTGGTGCTATATTTGGTGTAAGAGGTCAAAGAGCAGCAAATGCTATTATGAATGACCTAGAAGGATATAGGAATCTATTAGACCAAATCCAGAATAATTCAGCAGGATTTGCAAAATCTATTGTTGATAAAAGAATGAATACTCTAGCTGGTTCTATAGATAAGGTATCATCTGCATGGGAGAATTTAAAGGTGGCATTTACAGAACAAATTGGTCCAGCGTTAATGCCAATATTAAATACCATATCCCAAATTATAGAAGCAGTAAGGGAATTTGTAACCACCCCAGTTGGGGCTTTTGCTTCCCAAGTATTTGTATTATCCACATTTATTGGATTAGTTGGAACCAAGGTACTTCAACTAATTACCAAATGGAGGTTATTAAGGAGTGATACCCAGATTGGATTCACTAATATGTTCAGGTTAATCAGGGGTGGTTGGCAAGGAGCTACCCTTGATTTACAGAATTATATGAGATTACAAGGGTTATTAAATGCTCAAACTACTTATGGGTTACCATATTATGCTTCTATGGCTAAACATCTTGGGACTCCAGTTGGTGGTGTAGTATATGACCAAAGAACTAAGAGATGGAGGTCTCATGACCAATCAGTTACTGGATTAGGTAAAGGAACTTTTATGAAAGAAAGGGATGCTATTAGGTATACAGAAACCCATGGTACTGGTAAACAAGTTGTTGCTGGATTTTTTGGTAATAATCCAAATACTAAATCTACATGGTGGACAAAAATTTTAGGCATAGGTTCAAAATTATTTAGTGGATTAAGTTTAGTTAGTCTTGGTCTTACTTTAATAATGCCATTAATAAAAATGGCTGCTAATGCTCTAGACAAAAACACCAAACAAATAGAGAAGAACACTTTTTCAGTAAATACATTAGCTGGTAAATTCCTAACAGAGGAAGAAAGAAAAAAAGCTGGTAAAAATCTTGATTTACCCCAAGAAGTAAAAGCTTTAAATACAACCTTGGGGGCTTTACAAAATTACTTAAAAAATAATAATGCTGTACCAGTTATAAATATTACTGTTGACCAAAGTGGTAATATCCTTAAAAAAGAGATAACCAAATCCAATCAATCAGATATCCAAACACTTGGTGCTAAAAATTAATTGATAGGGCTAGCCTAGAAAAAAAATTTACATAATATAGTTGATTCAGCAAGAAATAAATTATCTGCCAAAATAGATAATACTATTGCTGGTATTACAAATAATGGTTTAGGCCCAATAGATAACAAAGCTCTTAGAGCTACATTACTTATTAATAGGGCAAACCCTAAGCTCCCAAAGATAAATTTTCTAGAATATGAATTTGGTGGGGTAATAAGGGATATAAAAAATACCTTTGGTATAGGTTTACAAACAGCTAGGCCAACTTCATCAACTAGTAAAAATGGAGAAACTATTTTTAGAAGAGCAACCACCCCAAATAAAAATTCATTAGTAAATACTTCATTTAAATTAGAAAATAGTAAATCCAATCCGGGTATCTCCACTTTATCACTAAATCAGGGTATAAGAAAACTTCAAAGAGAAACCTTAATACCTAAAAACAATATTATTATTATAAATGATAATGTAAGCCCCCCAATATCTATTGTTATTCAAAATAGACCCAATGAAGTAAATATAAACCCCCAAACAAATTGGGTATCAATAATGTCAATGGGTAGGAATAACCCATTCATGATGTATACTGGTGGAGAAGATACCATATCATTTGATATATCCTGGTATTCTAATGACCCTATGAATAGAGAGGATGTTTTAACCAAATGTAGATTATTAGAATCATGGTCAAAAGCAAATGGGTATAACCAGGCCCCACCTGTTCTTAGAATTTCATGGGGTACTTCTGGTATATTTGATAATGATTTATTTATTCTTTATTCTGCAAGCTACAAATTAAATAATTTTCAGGATAGGTATAGTGGTAGTTCAATTGATACTGATGAATTTTCAAGAAGTGTAACTAGAACAATAAATCTTGGTTTATTGCCAAGTATAGCAACTCAATCTTTGGTATTTAAAAAAGTAACTGGTAAGAACCTTACCCATAATGATATTTGTTCACCAGAGAAATTACAAAAATTAAGACCATCAGAAGTAATGGGAGTTCAAACAACCATCTCCAATAATATAACTACTTTTGATAGTATTCCAAAAACTACTATACCAACCGAATTAAAACCATTTTAATTTATGGGAAAATCTTTTAACCCCTATGGGGAGGGGTACTTATTAAAATACCCCAATGGTGATATATCATTGGAAAGACCAAGATTAAATTATTCCCAATTTAGTAAAATCCATACTGTAAAAGAAGGAGAAACTATACAAAATATAGCTTTTCAATATTATGGTGATTCTGGATATTGGGTTTATATATGTGATATAAATAATATATTTAACCCCTTTACTGAATTGGAAGAGGGTATGGAACTTATAATACCAGGAATATAATGGAAGATAGTAGTCAAGTATTGGAGCATGGTACTGGTACTCCATATGTAGCTATCTTTAATAATCTTAAAGAAGTTATAATAGAACCTAAAAGTGGTTTACCATTAGGTACCTTTATTACCAATTTTCAATATGATTATTTAGAAGAGGGTCCCGATGAAGGTAGTTTTATTATTGATTGTGATAATCCAGATGTAATGGATATACCAGCTTTGGGTTATGAGATGACAATATATCTACAATGGGGTTATATATTTTCAAAAAATACCCATTTTTGTGGACCACTCAGAAAGGTAATTATTACTAATACAACAGTAAATTTTAGTGAACGTGGTGTAAGAGCTACAGTGGAATTTTCTGATGCTACCATTCTATTAAAAAATCAACAGGCAGAGTATTATAATAATCAATCATTAAATGGTTGGTATGATTATTATATGGATATTTGTAACAATAATCCAACTGGCCTTGCCATAATAGATTACCGTGAAATACCTATCCAACATCATTATATTGGTCAAGAATACAGGGGTGAAACTCCATTAAATAAATTGTTTACTGGTGATAAGGTCAATGATTACTTTGTAATACAAAATAATGGTTTTTGGGACCAATTTGGACTTCCAATAGCAGAGATATTACCACAACATGCTTCAATGAAAGTTGAAAATGCTACTGGATATACCTTATTTGATATGCCAGCTAACCCAGATTCCAATGAGTTAAAGAAAAACTGGGAAAAATTAAAAACATATCTAGAGAAAGAACCAGATTTATATAAACAAATTGTAATAGAAAGAAAGGTAGCAAATATTTCAGCTTTTATTGGTACCCCAAAAAATAAGTACGGTCAATTTAAACAATTTACTAAATCATTACCCTCTGAAGACCCAATGTATATGGATGGTAGAGATGGTAAGTTAACTATTCACAATAGGCAATATGATAGACCTATAACTAAAACATATACATATTTTGGTGGAAATGGTGAATTATTAAGTTTTGAAGTAGAATCTAAGACAAATAGAACTTCAACTTCAGTAGCTCAAAGTTCAGATATAACCCCAGACAAAAATATGGATAATGTAACTGTACAAGCCCATGAAATAACTGATGAAACTAAGGGGGAAGAGGGGAAAGTAATTTTATATCAAGGTGAAGAAGAATCATGGTTTAAGAAATTATTAAATCTTTTATATTATGGTACCAGTTCTTCTATGTTTGAGGTTTTTTCTGGTAGAAGAAAATTGGGTAAAGCAGAATCTAAATATGGTGGTACAAGTAGTATAGAACATACTCAACAATATTGGAACAATAATATATCTCAATCCAATTTATACTATGCTAATCAGTATTATGGGGAAGCTATAAATCCTTTGTTAAGTAATAATAATCTTAATGATTATAAATCATTTGATTCAACAGAGGATGCTATTCAATATTATAACAGTAATCCAGGTATAACTTCTGAAGAGTTAGAAAACTATATTAAAGAAACCCAAAGGGTTTATAATAGTAGGGATAAATTTTACCAAGGTGCTAAAAATCTTACAGACCAAGAACTTGGTGATATATTACATAATCTTGATAAATTCCCACCTTTTAAATTTAAAAGAAAATTTTTGCTTAGATTATATATAGACCCACGTAATCCAAACCCACAAGCTTTAGAGATTGTAAATAATAAGACCTTTGGTATGTCTTTTTTGGATTATTTAAATACCAGAGGAGATATGGCTGTAATATCTGTTAATAATGCTACTGATGGAGAAATAAAATATTACACATATAATACTGTTAGGTTAGTAGAACAAGAATTTACTATTGATGGGATTAAAGCTTTAACCTCAGAGGTAAAATTAAACTCCAAATTCAGTATGGGTAATGATGTTATAAATTCAGTGATAAATAGGGTTGAAGCAACTGCTAGAGTAGTTGGAGACCCAATTATTGAATCATCAATGAATATAAATATATTGAATGTTTCAAAAAGATTTTCTGGGGTTTGGTATACCAAAAAAGTTAGTCATAATATAAATCCACAATCTGGTTATATTTGTGATATAGAATTTGTTCGTAAAGATAAAACCATAAGTAAAACAGTAATTAAAGCTTCTACTGCAACTAATAATTTAGTTGAAAAATTAAGACAAAATGTTAGAGAAGCAGAAAAAGCTGGTAAAAACCCAGGCACTGCTAGGTCAAAATTGGAAATTTTACTAGAAAATGTTAGAGAAGCTAACCCATTAGGTAGTATTGTAGCTACACCAGGTGAAAATAGTAATGAATATAAGATATATAATGTTGAACATCCCAATGGGTATGTTGATAACCTGGATTTTTTATCTACTAAAATAGATGTTAATAAATTAAATGAAGAGGAGATGTAATGGATAATAGTAATTTAGGATTAATAATTCAAGAAAATGGCTTAGAGTATTTAGGTAGATATTATTCAACTTATAGAGCTATTGTTATTAATAACAATGATGAGTTGAATATGAATAGAGTTCATGTATACATACCATCAGTACAAAACGGTATTAAGATATGGGCCTTACCTAAATCCACCACTATTGGGGGTTGTTTTCATGGATTAAAGTTAACTACCCCATTAGTTGGAGAAGTTGTATATATAGAATTTGAGGGGGGTGACCCATTGAGACCTTTATGGTCTTATCATGGTTGGGCAACCGGAGAAACCCCAGATGATTTAAAAGATAATAACTCAATAGGGTTGGTTACCCCAGAGGGTAACAAGATATATATAAAAGATGTTGATGGGGAGCTTTATATACAGACTAACTCCAAAGTAAATATATCAATACTAGAAGGACCAAGTCTTAAAATGACACAAAAAGGTTTTACATTTAATTTTGGTGATGATTTTAGTTTAAAGAAAACATTAACCCAAATATTAGATGCTATACTTCAATTAACAGTAACTACTGGAGTAGGTCCTTCTGGTACCCCAATAAATGCACAAACTTTTACTGATATTAAGAATTCACTTGATAATTATTTAGAGGAATAGAAATTATGTTAGTAAAACAAACAATTAAATCAGAAATAAAATCTGCTTTTACAGAAGTAATGAATCAAGCAGATGATGATAGGGATGGAGCATTAGATAAAGTATCAGATAAATTGGCAGATGCCATTATTAATGCTATTAAAAGTGCTACCATTACATATACTACTGGTCTAGTAACTTCAATGGGTCCAGTAACTGGTACATTTGGTAATACAATATCTTAATAATTTAATATTATGAATCTAGAACAACTCAACTATATAGGAACTGGTCCATATTTCCCAATAAAATTAACCACAGTGTTAGATGAAAATGGGAACCCAGAACAAGTTGTACAACCAGATGGTACAATTGTAAATAAAATCTCTTGGAGAAACCTAAAAGGAGATATTAATCTTATAAAACAGAACCTTACTTCTCTTTTCACATATCAATTAGGTCAAAGGATAAGGCAAGAATATTTTGGGTCTAGAGTGTGGGAGTGTATTGAAGAACCAAATACTCAAGCCTTATCCTTCATGATAAAAACCTTTGTGAAAAATTCCATAGTTTCCTGGGAACCAAGGATAACAGCCTTAGATGTTCAATCAGAAAGAGTATATGATAAAATCCATATACAAATTAGGTTTGCAATCCAAAATCAAACTCAAATAAGTGAATTAAATTTTGAATATAATCCATCAAATAATACCATCAATGTCAACTAGTAATAATTGGTTAAACCCATATCAAAGGTCTTTTAATGATATTAAAGCTAAATTAATATCCGAATTAAGATTACAAATCCCAGAAATAACTGATTATAGTGAAGGGAATATATTTGTAATCATAATATCTATTTTTGCAGCTATTGCAGAAGTAATTCATTATTATATTGATAATATGGCAAGAGAAGCATTTCTTCCAACTGCTAGAAGATATTCTTCTTTATATAAACATGCCAAACTAGTAGATTATCATATTAAATCCGCAATTCCAGCTACAGTAGATGTTGTTCTATATAAGAATGATGATACTCCAATTGGTCAGGATATAACAATTCCATTAAATACTGAATTTACATCTTCAGATGGTAAAACCTGGATATCCACAAAAACTGTTATTTGGTATAAAGACTCCTATTATGTAACTGTACCATTAGTACAACAAAAATCAGTTGGGGTACCAGATAGAATCCAATTAGGAAATATATTATCACCAGATTCCATAATATATATAACCGATATACCCTCAGACCAAAAATATGTAGAAGGTTCAATGAATCTGTATATCAATGATGAACCTTGGATTTTGGTAGATACCTTTGCTTATTCTTCATCAAGGGATAAAGTATATAAAGTAGAAATAGATGAACAAACCAAACCATATATAAAATTTGGTGATGGTCAATTTGGTATGAAACCAGAATATAATGCAACCATAGAAGCTTCCTATTCATTAACCTATGGTTCAGCTGGTAATATAGCTACAAATAATTTCACTACTGTACCACAAGATATTCAAGTTATAGATAATAAGATTACAATTAATAATGTAATCCCAGCTACTGGTGGTTCTGACTATGAAACTTTTAATATGTTAAAGAATCATATCCCTTTATCAATAAAAACCCTTGGAGTAGCAATTACTAAAGAAGATTTTGAAGCTATTGCCAAAATGGTTGGTGGGGTAGATAAAGCTTATGCAAATTATGTTTGCGGAAGATATGTAGAAATTTATATAACCCCAGATGGTGGAGGGGAAGCTTCTAGTGCATTATTAGATTCTGTTGAAAAAACAATATCCAAAAGTAAAGTAATTACTACTAGCATAGAAGTATTATCTACCCATAAATCACAAGTATTTTTGGATATAACCATAACTGGGAAAAAATCCTTTAAATCTAATGATATTTCAAATCAAGTAAAGAAAGCTTTAACTACAGCTTATGATTACAATAATTCAGATATAAACAAACCAGTAAGATTATCAGATATATATGCTTTAATTGATAATCAAAATATGGTTGATTACCTTACCATAAATAAATTATATCAACTACCATATCCAATTCCTCAAAAAAATACGAGTTTACCATTAAATATTTCATATTTTGTTCAAAACATAAATCCAGTTACCACTGGTGAAGAATATATAGTTATAGTAAATGCATTTTTTGCTAATAAACATTATGATGTTTTAATACAAAAATTCTATGGGGAAGGTTCAGATAATAGAATATTAGGTAATGGTTCTTATGGGGAGATGATAAATGTATTAGATTTAGAAACCCAAACAAAAGTAATATTTCAAATCACTATAAATAAACCATCAGAAAATCTGGATTATGGTGAAAATGATAAATATGAATTAACATTATTACCTATGGGTCAGGATTTATACCCATTATCATATCAAATCCCAATCATAGAAAATCAAAATATAACCTTATCAATAAATGAAGTCGTTTAAGAGTTTTAAACAATGGGTATTTCCTAATTTATTCCCAGCTTATTATAAGGATTATGATACTTATAAAGATAAGAATGGGAAAGGTATTCTGGAAAGATTCATAGAAGTATGTTCAAATTATCTAGATACTGATATTATACCAGATATAGATAATTTTATGGATATATTAGATGTGGATGTTACCCCTGATATATTTCTGAATTATTTTTGGGAATATTTTGATTATATACCCTATGCTTATGGGGTATTAGTAAAAGGTGTACCTTTTACTAAAGAAAATGTAGCTAGTTGGTTAAATACTCCAGATGGATTTCCAAAAGCAGATACTAGAAGTATTTTAAAATATGCAGTAT